GCAGCATGTACATCTGGGTCTGTGCTACGAGCTGCTCTAGCAGCTAAGCGGTCACGAGTAGCAAGCGCTTTAGTTAGCACCTTATCTGCATCATCGACTGCTCTCTGTGCATCTTCCCAGACGAAAACCTTTGGTTCCATTTCATTACGGAACTGCTTGATATTAGCCAAAGTTTGTTTTTCTATTTTACGAGCCTTGGCTTTAGGGCTACCTGGAATCCATTTTTTTAGCCTATCTACCCTGAGCGAACCGTTATACAGAAAGTTACTCATACCAGGTAGGGCATTGCGGAGAATCTCTGTTGACTCCAGCGCCATGCTTGAACGAGCAATTGGGTCAACCATTGAGTTTTTGGGAATATATGCAAGACGAATAAGGTTGAGATTACTGAATGCCATATTGAGAACATCTAAGAACTCACCTAAACGCATACCGCCACGTGCTAAACCTGCACGGAACACATCCTTGTTTGATACAAACGGAGACTGGTTGCCACGTAAATGGAATATCAAATCTTGTTCTAGCTTACGGAAATCTAGCATTGGAAGCGTCTGGGCTTCATTGGAGATAGATAAGAAGTTCTGTACGTTGATACTTCCGTCTTCTGGAACATAGCCATTCTTAGCAGCATAGTTCTTAAGAGTCTGACGCTTGTCACTCATTCGTGAGTGCCAGCCTTTCATCTCTGCAATAGCCTGCTCCATAGAGCGAACATCCTGCATGTCAACTACGCCGTAGCGTTTAGCCATCATCTCTAAAACTTCTTGTTCGACATCTGCCAGCACAATAGCGCGGGTTGTGTCGTCTTGAGCACGAAGGAACTTATCTACCATGCGACGCTTAAACGCAGAACCTTCTGCTCCCTTTAGGAACATGATTCGGTTTAGGTCAGACCGTAAATCGTTTGCTGCTTCAAACCGTCGTGGGTTAGAAATGTTAATGTGACCTTGTGGTCTACCAGACCCTGTCCATGCAATAACACGTACGACTCTGTCGTACATGTCAGACTGGTATGTTTTGACTTTCCAAGCGCTGTTACCTTCTTGACCAAATAATTTTAGGTCACCAAACTGTGCTTGGTTATTAAGCTTCTTGCGAGCTAGGTCTAAACTTTCTAGTGCAGCGTATCTACCAGGGCGATAGCTTTCGACCACGCCCATCTTGGTCTTGGTTAAGAAATCATCCAACGCATTAGCAAAATCTCTATCGGTTGCCTTCTTAGCGTCAATGATTCTTTGATAACGCTCGGTTAGCTTTGGAGTAAGTTCATCCAAACCAACGTCTGCAAAATCTGAAATCGGCTTTGTTATTGTTATGCCGTAATTATCTAGGTGGTCAGCTTTAAGTGGATTGCTTTCGAAGAACCGTAGGAATGCTTCAGTATCTCCACGTTCTGCCTTAAGGTAGTCAGCCACATCCTTATGGGAGTTTAATCGTGAGATGATAGTTGCAGTTCTATATGGGTTAGCAGTTTCCGCTACAAAAGGATTGACCGAAAGTTTGCTTAAGTCACTCTCATTGACTAAGTCGTCAACAAGAATACTTAGACCAGTTCTAGTTCTCTGCTCTACAGGTAACGCCTGCTGAGCAACGATATCGTCAAGTTCGGTTTTGAACTTGTCCATATCCTGGCTAGTGACAATCTTCTTTGGACCTATAGTTTTACGAGCTCCTGCTCGTACAGCAGTTCCAGCACCTTTGGTTCCAAGTAACGCTAATGTGAGGTCAGTTGCACCAGATGCAAATATACCAATCCACTCATCGCGGAATGCTTTTTCACGCTTCTTGTCGTCAAAGATGTCAAAATCTTTATCAAGGAAAGTTACGTTGGTGGTTGGACCAGCTATTGGAGAAACTATTTTTCCCGCAGCTCCAGCTAAAGCTTGACCCATAGAAATCTTTTCAGCTTGCTTTTTAGCAAACCTAAAGTTTTCTACAACATTGTTTCCCTTACCTGCAAGCGTAGCTTGCGGTGTAAGTAACGCAGTAGATACACCTTGTGTAAGCGGTTGAACTACACGCTCACCAAAAGTCTCCATCATTCGCATAGCTGGGTTTAGAAGCCAGCCAGTCCACTTGGATTGTTGACCTTTTTCTAAAGCTCCCATAACTTTTGGTATGACAGCTTGCTCTACTTTACCGACCTTAGTGTTGTCGGTCTGTTGTTTCTTAAACTTATCTATTTTGGATAGCGGAAGTTGTGGTTTATTTTCCCCATACAAACCCGAATCAGTCCATAGACTCACTTGGGGTAGCCTCCTCTTTCGCCGTCAATTCCTCTAACATTGCATATCGGTCATCGTCGGAGTCGAAAGGGAAACGTGCTAAATCCCATGCCAACGGAGCCATATCAAACCCAAGGTATTCAAGATTCTCTTCGAATTTCCTGAATACTTTCATTGCTGTTGACTCCGTAGATATTTGACAAAAGCTTTCATTGTTCCTGAAGATTGTGGTGAATCTGCAAACTGCATCATCAACGGTAAATACTTACCTAGCTTTGTTAAATCTTCTAATTGTGCATCGACTGGCGATTTCATGCCAAGTATTTCGCGTCCGCCTCCAGGACCAGCATCTACACCTGCGGTAACAGGTTCTACTGGTCGCTGGGTCGGAGCATTCAGTGGGATAACGCCCGCCATCGGATTCGCTTGATTAGAGCGATTCATTGGCGCACCTTGTTGCTGTTCGGCAAAAGCTTTCTGCTCGCCGTACGCAGCGTTAGGTAACCTTTTGACACCTTGGCGGTCTGTACGTTTTGCGTATGGACCAGGTCCAGAGGGTTGCATCATCGACATTTATTAACCTACTTCTTCTTAGGAATCTTTACAGTTGTTCCTGCCCAAATCATGTTGCCTTGTTTGTACTTAGGATTCTTAGCAAACTTCTTGTTTGCTGCACGAATCTCGGCAAGAGAAACACCTGCAGATTTAGCGATACCTGACAAGGTGTCGCCTCTTTTAACTACATATGTACCGCCTGGCGTAGTGCTTGGCTTAGAACCAGATGAACCACCCGAAGCGCCTGCAGAACCACCTGATGCAGCACCGCCGACTGACTTACCGCCGAAAGGTCTGCTAGATGCAGGGACAGTATTAGAGCCCTTACCTACAGTATTCTTTTTCTTCTGCTTCTTGATTAACTTATTAAGCTCATCCATACGTTCACGACGTGTTTGACCAACAGCACCGAAAGTTGCAAGGTCAGCAAAATTGGATAGATTAGATTGCAGCAACCTTCTGCTTGAGTTAAATCGACCGCCAACTGTTGCGTTTGCAGATTTCTTTCCTTGAAGCTTTGCTAATTTTTCTTCTAGGCGATTGATTTCTTTTACGTCTCTATATACAGAACCTTTAGCAATAGATACGGCTTCAGCGCCTAATGCAGCTGCTGCAGCACCAACGGCAAATCTTCTACCAAACTTAGCTAACTTACTGGTTTTCTTTGCTGCGCCAGCAGCTGCTGCCTTTGGCTTAGGCTTTGAACCTGTTGTAGCTACGGTTCCTTTTGGACGAACCGCTACAGTGCCACCAGTTTTAGGTGCAGCAGTAGTTGTCTTAGCTACGCCAGCTTTAGTCTTCTTCTGCACAAACTTAGGCTTTACAGCGCCTTTAGAAGCTTTCTCTGGTTGAGCATCTGTAATGCTATATACAGGAGTCTTTGCTCCTGCAGCGCCTGGCTTAGTAGCTTTCCAGTTTTTGCGTTCTTCTGGAGTCATCTTTTTCCATGCAGCTTTATTGGCAGCAGACTTTTCGGCTCTAGTAGGCTTCTTTACTTTTGGTTTAGCAGCAGATTGTTTTGCTTTTGCCTCTTCGACTATCTTGGATACGCCTTTAGCATCTGGCTTCTTTGTTGTTCCTGCTGTTCCTTTTTGAACCGCAGCCTTCTTAGCAGGTTTCTTCTTTGGCTTTTCGCCATCTTCATCTGCAATCTGCTCACGGTATTTACGCATAGCCTCTGCACGTTCACGTGCAATACGCTCTTTTGCGGTTTCGGTAGGCTTTGAGTATACGCGTTCGCCAGTATCTGTGGTTATGTAACCGCGTTTTGCTTCCTGCGCTACTTCCCGAAGAATTTTCTGGTCGTCTGCAGAATACTTTACGGTCGGGTCTTTAACCACGGCTTTCTTTTTGCCTGCGAAAGCTTTCTTTGCTTCTGCCTTTGCGTCTTTTCTAGCCTGGCGAAACTTCTTTGGTGTCTTCTTCGCCATGATTTTCCTTACTTAAGCTTTGTGTTGTTGCCCTTGATACCTTTAGGTGTTGGGGCTTTTGCAACTTGTCCGAGTCCTACACCTTTGCCACCAGACTTCTTGCCTGCGTGACCTGGGTGGACAGGAGCCTTAGCTGCCTTACCTTGTCTTCCGAACATTGTTTCTCCTTATTATGCTGGGATTTGTCGAGTTACTCGTCCTGCTAGAACAGGATTACCTGAGCCAGTTAGACCTGCTAACAGTTCTTGCATTGCTGGTCTACCTTGTGGTGCTTGTGGTAGTTCGCCACCGCCCATAGGTTGTTCTGGTTGCCCCATTTCTGGCGCTTCAGGTGTTTCTTCTTCTGCTGGTTCTGGCTTAAACGCCTTGGCTACTGCGTCTTCAAGTGCTGTGCCTCGTTTACGTTCGTCGATAACTATTGCCATTTTTTCAACAACGTCCATCGGGTCTTGTCCTTGCGTTACCATCATTGGTATTGCTTGAGCAAGTGATGCGATAGAAGCCTTTAGGGAATCACGCATCTCTTCGATGTCGATTGCTCGCTCTTCTTCTCCAGCATTGAGCGAAATTGGTAGATTGCGACGTAGCATTCCTCGTGAAATTAGCTTGTCGCCTCGTGCTTGCAGACCCCATACCAATGCACGGTTAGGGTCAAGTCCTGCCATCAAACCGTATTCAACCGTTACACCGTAGTTGCTGTTGATATCGTTTGATGGTTTGTATCTTAATTTGTATGGAACGCCATTGGCTGTTGCTGATACTTCACGAGTAACATCAGTAAAGAATGCTTCATCGGTTGCAAACGCGATTGAGATTGCCTCACCGATTGCTTCGCCAAGGATAGATTGAATAACTTTGATTTGTGAATCGAATCCAGCCATAAGTGCCTTGACACCTTGACCAGTAACGATAGAACCTTCTGCTTGACCTGCACGTGCTTGTGGGAAGCGGGTTCCTAATTTCATCTCATCAGCGAGAACATTGTTCTCAGCAAATGCAAATTGTGGTACGTCTAGGTTTACACGACGTATTTTCTCAGGACTGTTCGAACGAATGACCGAATCAGGACCAACGGAAAGCTGAGTAACATCAGTGGGAAGAGCAAGAGGAGCTTCAACAGACTTTTGAACAGCCTCCATAGTGAGCAACGCAAGACGTGCTTTTGCTGCGTACACTGGCAGAACATCGTCGAATGAACCTCGGACTTCGCCATCAAGCGAAGGACGCTGAGCAACCGTAACTGGGACTCGACCAATCTTGTTTTGGGTTTCGGCAAGTACAACACCTCCGCGACTTGGGATAAACATAATGTTGCGGTTTTTATCAACCCATCGGACAACTTCAAGCAATTCATTTTCATTTGCTCTTTGTCCAAATGCGCTAGTCTGCAGAATCTTATCTGCAACCTCAGGGAACTTAGCTGCTAATTCGCCAGCTTTACGATAATACGAACGGCAATAGACAGTTACTTCCCCGAATCTGTCCATGTCATAGTACGCACCCATAGAGTTTTCAACATGGATATGCGGTCTTTTTTCCTTGAAGTTAGGTTCGACTCTGAATACACAGAATCCGTAAGTTCCTAACTGGTCTGCGCCACGCAGTAGCTCTGTTCCAAGACGTGAAGCTGCAACATAATAGTTTGCAATCTTTGTTCTTTTATCAGCCTTGGTACGCTGGTTATCATCAAGGGATGAATCTCCAGCAGCTGTTATGGTAGGTAATACACCTGCCTGCTCAGAGACATCGCGAGCAACCACGTCAATAAGGTTGGCGATAATTGGCTTAGACCAAGTTCCATCTGGGAACAAACCGCGGAAGACCTGGTCGGCATTACCTGCTCGGACCAATGCAACTTCGCGCATACGCTTATCGCGTTCTGCGTTACGAGCTTTTAATTGCTCATAAGCATTTACTAGTTCTCTCATTATCACAATCTCGCTATTCGCTGGGCAGCAGCTAAATCATCTAAGTTGACGATGTATCTGTCTTCAATCGCCTTTACAGGCGTGAACTGATTATTCAAAAAGTTTGGTACATTCGAAGCGGTTAGCAGTACGTCGCGGGCTACAATCTCACAGAACCAAAGCGCCATAACAGCGTCCATCTTGAGTTTCTTGCCCTGTACTCCTGGTTGCCAAACAACTAATTGTTCAATCAACTTCTTTACATGTTCGCTTCGAGAAGAATCTGGTAACTCAATTATATTGTCACCAGCATGTTTTAAGTTATTATTATTGCCGTCACGTTTGACGACGGTTCCAAACAACGGAGCCAGAGAAGCTACACCAAACTCTGGGTCTTGCTTATTGTTGCCTGTGTAGTGTGGGCGGTAGCTAATACCGCGGGTAGATAAGAAGTTTCTAATCTCCTCATCCTGTGTCAAGAAAAGCTGAAAAGCATTTGACTCAACAATAACCGTATGTGGTTTGTAGGCATCGGTCCATTCTCGAATCAGAGTCCTAATCGCTGCAGGTGTGGGGCTGCTCATGACGTGTACGTCCATGACATAGCGCTTGTGTGTTCTGCGGTCGACTGCGTAAGCTACTGCTGCGGTATCACCAGACATAGCAGGGTCAATACCGATGACTCGGTAGAAGTTCTGCGGTGAATCTGGGTGACCAGCAGCGCCTGCAACCAGCGCACCCGACTTTCTCATTCCATTTACTGCGCCTCTAACGCATATCGGGTCGAAGATTGCATTCTCTGCTATATCGAGATTCTGGTAGACCAAACTCCATTTGGATGGACCAGCCTCGTTGCGGACCGCTGTTAGACGCGGTCCAGTCCATCGGTCAAAATTGCCATTCTCATCTGGGGTATCATCCTCAGCGAGTGGTTGTTCTGACTTACTCCAGAGAGTTTTCCAATCCTCTGGTTTGTCTGCGTATTCTAATACGGCAGGCATGGACAAATATGACCACGGTACGATTCCGTCCGTGTAATGCTGTGGGTTGCGTAGTTCCTTATACAGGTCTACTGCAGAAACCCTAGTTCCAACGACAAGAAGTTGCCCGCCACCTGGTGGAAGGCGGGAGGCAACCTCTTGGCGAATCCATTCTTGTTGTTTAGCCCACTCTGCTGAGTTGGTTAACGTAACAACGTCATCAAGTACGATTAAATCAGCGCGAGCGCCGTATACTTGACCGCCCATGCCGATAGCTTCTACGGTAGGGTCTTTGGCATCTGACTCACGGATATCCGCGCCTAGATAAATCTTGTTAGCTGACCACATATCAGAGGTAGCTTTATATCCATCGGTAGGACCAAACCCAGCTTGTAGGTCAGCGTAGCGAGGATGGGTCAATCTTTGCTTGATAGCGTAGAGAAACTTCTTAGCCTGCTCTTGGGTTTTAGAAATAACGATTACGTTGATGTTGGGGTTCTTAACTACGCGGTAAGTCACGTAGTTAATCGTGATGGTCATGGTCTTGGCATGGTTAGGTGGTATATTTACCAAGAGGCGGGATAAACCCGCCGACCCTTTTTCGTAAGTCATCGCTGGATGTAACCAACGAGGTTCTTTACCTTCCAACATATCGACCACATTGAGCATATGGTCCCAAACTTTGGTTCCCAGGTATTTCTCAGAAAAGCTCGCGAAGTCGTTTAGACCAGAGCGAGCAACATCAGCCAGGTCAGAGGTTCTTAACCGAGCATTATCTATATAGGCAGCGAAGCCTTCAGCTTCGCGCCGTTGGGTATCATACCAAGAACGACTTCTACCAATAACTTTTAGGGCATCAGCAATCGTGCGCCCTTGGCGCACCAGGTCGATTAGTTCTTTCCTGGCTTCTTCAGGGGTTAAGTTTCTTTCCAAGTCATCTCCAGTACCTGTAGAGGTCTACAGGGGGATAGACAGAGGTATCCCCACCTGATTCTTTTTACCAATAGAAGGCGGGCGTGAGCCCGCCGTTTACGGCTCGTGGAACTCGCCGTTACACTTATATAGGGGACTAGAGCGTCGGCGTGTTTCAAGAGCAAAATCAAACTTTTTTTCTTGGTTATACAAAACCGCTGGTCAGAGTGGGTTTTCTGGTGAAAATATTTTGGTTGATAGGGGGGGTGGGGGGCGGGGTGTGGTTAAAAAACCATGGGGTTGCATAGGGCGCGGACATAAAAAAAGGGGCAGAGGTCGCCCCCTGCCCCAGGAAAAACACGCTCAGATTTGACAAAACCGCCCCGCATATGGTATGCGAAGCGGTGATGTCCGCTGACTATCTATCGGCGCGTCCGCGTATCTCTACGCGTTGACCCGCTTGATGATGACCCGCAAACTGTTGAGCACAATCGACAACTCGCGCACACCGCGATTCTCGACTACGTCGAACACGATACCGACGTGCTTACCAACCGCCACGATATCGCCGTGCCATGCGTCTACTAGGCGCGTCAACTCGAAATCGGGAACGTGCTCCAACGTCGGCACGTTGTAAAACTCTTTCACTGCCTTGACCTCTTCGCGTAGGTTCACGAGTAGGTCATCCTTCGTCCATGCTGTGCCTTCCATGCTGTTGCTCCTTGCTCAATCACTGAACCCAGCGTTCAGCGATAGGGAGCATTATCCCATGAACCTGCCTCTCATGTCAAATCCAGCCGTCTGACTGAGCGTAAATACGGCGTGTCTAACGTGACCCATCACGTCACGACACGTCACCCGATACGCCACACACACCACACGATACGCCCCACGATACACGCTCCGCGTACACAGAATACGCGTCATGCAGATGTGCTATTGGTAGCTCGCGCATGTTCTTTTCATTGAATAGCAAATCGAAGATTTGCTTAGATAAGTGTCGCCAATCGGAAACACCGAGACGGCAGAAAGGAATCACCATGCCAAAGGGTATTACCAATCCCCAACGCAAGAACGGAAAGGCTTGGAAGAAGAAGCCGAAAGTCCAACGCAAGACAGGCAAGACAATCGGAGGCTACTCGCTCGCCAAACTCGCGAAGCGGGCAGAGCGTCGCAAGTAATACGCATCAAGATAGCACATCTTTAGATGTGCTTAAAAGATAGACCGCTAGTCGGAGATACCGACGGCAGAAGGGAAACACCATGAGAAAAGTAGCAACCCAAACCCTCAGCGCCACAGTCAAGAACGGCGTTGTTCATGTAAGCAAGGCGGACGACAAGCGAGTATTCGCGAAAGTCCGTATCACCACCAACACCGCCAAATCTTCGAAGAAGATTCAGGCAATCCTTGATTCGTTCAAGGCATACCCAAACTTCACCGCGCTTTTGGGCGAGATTCAGAAAGTCGAGCCGAAGGCTTACCTCACACTGAAAGGAGGCGTATCAGCATGAGTAACGACACCACACTCTCAATCATAATGCTTTGCCTATTGGCAATGACATTCATCACTGGAGCCCTCATGGG